TCCACTCCCAGCAAACTTGCCAATGCCAAACCCAATCCCGGTAAATCTCCCAAACGAGCTTCTGCAGCTAGCGGAACAAGAGGCGAACAGAAGACAGGACGTAAACTCCCGAAGAAACCTGATGGGAAGAAACCGGGCACCAGCACAAAGAGAAAAAGCACTACAAATGCACAAGCTAGGGGCGTTAGGAGAGGCAGCGGTAGCGTCTCACCTAAACCTAAGTGAGCATCTGTTCAAGGAGACGTCCCCAGTCCGGGGCAGTTCGGATCTACCAGGCGATATTGAGGTTAAGACGAGGAGCAAGCACTACTACGATTTGATTGTTCAGAGGAACGAGAGACCGGACAAGAAGCTGGTACTGGTGACTATTGAAAATAATCAAATTCTGATTCACGGGTGGTGCGTTGCCGGAGATGTGATGAAGGAGCAGTATTGGGCTGATCCGGCGAGGGGTAGACCGGCGTATTTTGTTCCGAAAAGTGCGTTGAAGGATATGGCGAGCTTATAAAACAAGTGGAGGGGGTCAGCACCAGCCTCATGCTATAATGCTTTTGCCCCCTCCCATCTTCGTAAAATGGCTGAGACCATGGTTGTCAATGTAATAACAAGCTCCGAGATCTATATCACGTTAAATCCCTACGACACGATCTCCACTTCTTACATTCAGTGGAATGATGAAAAGAAGCTAGTAGATTTCCTTTCTCCCGAGCAAATCCTAAAAAGAAAAGCGCTTCACTGCGTACAGACTTCCCATCTTATAAGTGATGGAGACGTCCCGTCTATCAGCGCAATGGCGTATTTGAATCTGACCAATGGGGAGATCATCTCCCTGCTAGAGAGGGTAAAAAGAATTGTGGATGGGAGTGAAGCTGGTTTGCAGAGGGATTTTGAGAACTCCTTCCTTAGCGATCAGAGAACAAAAAGAATTTTTACTCCTCTCGGTTTGATCAAGATATTTTCTAGAGACCGAATCTGTTTCTACAACGGTAAGAACTGGAGAAAAATCAAAGTCTAATGTCCGTATTGTTTTTTCCGGGAAGAAGCACCATCTATCACGACAAGTTTCTGTCCGACTTCCCGGAAATAAACTTGATGTCAATAATGGGTGTTGACATAGCTTCAGCAGACTTGATGTATTCAAGTAGTTCAAGTAAATTGACTTTCTGTTCCACAGAGAGGTTTATGCTTGAATTGCATAGGTTTTTGTCGCTTAAACCCTCTCACATGTATGTGAAAGAGACATGGGAGAACCAGTTTGGCGGGGGGAGAAATTGGTATCACAGAAGTAGAATGTTGGCATCTTTCAATAACTTTAACCGGCCCAAAGTATTAAAAACGTGGAAAGACCTCTCCTCGTACTATTGCATTTTTTGCATGAGTTCGTTTAACATACATTACGATAAATGGAAGATGATTGGAGAGTTTTTTCCCACTACTCCGGATTATAAAAAGATTAGAGATCACGCGATAAAAAATACACAGCGGGAGTTATATTTTCGAAAAAAGAACATCTACACTCTGCCAACAACCGAGATAGATAACAACACTCTCATCTATTTTCACATCCCGCACCAATACGGGTCGTATGGGAAGCCGTACCAGTGGGACAAAGTCAGAATGGAAACCACTGTAAAAGAACTTAACCTGCTAGCCGCCGAGGGGTACCGGGTGTGCGTCAGCGGACTGTACGAGAGGTGGGGCTTAAGACTCTATGAGTACGACCGGCTTTTCCCCCCAGACCTCTTCCATCCCATATACTATGGTGAGTTGAAAGCTAATCGAAGTACCGAGGTTTACTACATTGCGAATTTCTGATTCTACCGACATGGGGAGCCATGTTCTTCTGAATCTGTACGATTGTGAAGAAATTGGTAGGTTAGAAGATCTGGAGTCTTTTACAATGTATATCGGTGCCCTTCTGAGTTCTTCTAAGGCGGAGGTAGTTGGTACTTCCGCTCACCAGTTCACACCGGGCGGATACACTTACCTCGCCTTGCTAACAACCAGCCACTTCTCCATCCACACTTGGCCTGAAATGTCCTCTGCCGCTGTAGACGTTTTTACCTGTGGGGATGTGGACACCAGGCGGATCGTGAACTGCCTGCAGGAGTATTTCAGGTCTTCGACCGTCTCCGTCCGCAACGTGCTAAGATGACGGGGTACAGGACGGAGACCAATGGTCGCCAAGAAGCCCTCTCTCACCAAGCTCACCAAAGCCGCACCGGTCAGGAAACCTAAGGGAACTCGTCAAGGCTCTAGCGTCAACACCAAGCTCGGCCGTACCAGTCGTAACGGACGCAAAAAGCGTTACGTCGGTCAGGGCAGGGGGTGAGTAGAATGATGGAGGGTTTTCAAGATTCGTCTTGATTCACTCTGGGGGTGTGGCGGAATTGGTAGACGTGCGTGACTCAAAATCTCGTGCCGCAAGGCGTAGGGGTTCAAGCCCCCTCTCCCCCATCGAAGACGTAAGTCTTCTTTTCCCCTGATAGCTCAGTTCGGATAGAGCACTGGACTTCTAATCCATTGGTCGGAGGTTCGAATCCTCCTCAGGGGGTTTTGTTGATAGCTAAGTGTAGAGATTCTCTACTAATAACAGGACGTTGCCTAGGTTTTGTCCTGTACCGATACCCCTCACCAGGGAGCAAATATACTTCTTGCTATCCTGCCAGCCAAGTCCTGTGTGCAAAATGCACCAGGCAAATGTTGAAAGTTTAATAGGCACACAATTAATTACTGTGGGACTTTTCAATTTAAAGCAATCTAATGTTCCCTATAGCGTTAGGGTTCCTCTACTAGAGGAAAAGTTCCAGTCATACGACGAACTCAGTAAAAGGATGCTAGAGCGTCTTGAAAGAGCGGTAGAGGAGATTTCCAAATCATCCCAGAACATCTCCGCCATTCTGATTCGTCACGAAGAAAAGATCGAGAGAATTAACGACGACAACAGCGCTGTGTCGAAACTGATTACGAAAGTGGAGGAGGATCTGAATAAGAAAATCGATGATAATAAAAAGGAATTAGGCACTAAAATTGACAATAACGGGAAAGATATTGACGAAATTAAGAAAACAAGGTGGATCTGGTTTGGTGTGTTCATTGCTACTGTTTTCTTCCTCCAGCAGCTTAATATTGTCGAAAGATTCATGCCGCCACCTTCCCAGCCCCCCTCCGAGACCTCGATTGTGCTAGCATCGAAGGTGTAATAACACTCATGACCAAGATGATCTTTCCTTTAGGTTTCCTTTCTCTTTTCAAGCTAAAACCTAAACGAAAACCCTCTCTCAGTCCTACTGTCCTCTTCCTAAACTACTGCGAATCAACCCCATGGGCTCCGGAAGCACGGATCTACGATGTGTGATCGGCCCCTATGCCTTTGTCGGAGACTTACACGGAAGAGTTGACCTTTTAAAAACAATACTAAGTAAGGATACAGAGAACAAATATCACTATGTATTTTTAGGGGACATACTGCATCACAAGCCGTTCTTTCGTAGAGCGAAAAGGTGCTCGCCCATTAAGATTTTGAGGGAGGTGAGCGATCTCATCGACCATGGGAGGGCCACTCTCATTCTTGGTAACAACGAGAACTACGTTCTCAACGCTTTAGTAATGCCGAAGGAAGACATTAAGAAGAAAGAACTCAAGTACACTTTGGAATGTCTTAGGGAACTCCCCCTCAATCTTAGATTGAAATACATCTCCATGCTATCCAACGCCCCCCTACATTTAGAACTTGATAATAAGTATCGGGTGGCTCACGCTTATTACCCCCACAATGTGGATGTCCCCCGAGAGCACATAATCGCCGGTCCCGGCTATGCGTGGTTCAGGGATCTCGACCTCTCCTCTCACTCAATCGACCCCGACTTCATGTATCTTTTCGGGCACTATGGTTTACCATATCGCCATCAGAACATTCACATCCTCGATGCAACTAGCTTAGAAGCCACGGGCGTGTACTACTCCGACAAGGACGAAATGGTGATATACTACTGACAGACTCCAGGCCCGTATGACCCTGAACCCGCTCGGCTACTCAATCCTCAGCCCCTCCATGACTGAGGCGGTATTCGGGGAGGGGCCGGTAAAAGCTTATAAGCCCGATCTATCGCGGGTGTCGGAAGCCAAGGATGAAATGGAGAGATTTGACGTTGAGTTTCCGGTAAAGAATCCGAGCACACTCTCCAACCTGCCCGAGTTCTATCTCCCCTCTCTGCAGGGGAAGGATATTTCTGAGCACTTCCGCAACATCAGTGGTAGTTTGGTTGGTGGGAAGGCTGAGATACTGAAGAGATTCTCTGGTGCGGATGTTCCCTCTCCACCGGATTCGAACATGATTGTGTATGAGGAGGGGTGGACGAGATATAAGTGGTCGGAGGATCAAACAACTTACGAGGTCAGCAAAGAAGCGGGCCTTGATGGGGTGTCTATTGCCATCTTTGACTGCGAGACATTTGTTAAAGGGTCTCTCTTCGGTCACCCTATCCTCGCCACTGTCGTATCCTCCGATTCATACTGGATCTGGATGCACGAAAGCTTTGTGGACTCCAGCATCCCCTACACTCCTCAACTCGTCCCACTCGGTACTACTAACTCCATCCTAATCGCCCACAACGTGGGGTTTGATAGGCAGCGAACGAAGGAAGCGTATTACCTGCAACACAACCCGTATGACACCAAAAATCCCTTCGGGAACCTTTGGTTTGACACCTACTCCGCCCATATCAATGTCAGTGGATTCGCCTCAGACCAACGGGTTGCGGTTAAAAAGATTCAGGAAGAGAAAACATACCTGACCCACTTCCCATCCTGGATGGACAAAGGCTCGATGAACGGCCTTGTTGATGCCTATAACTTTCATTGTCAACCGACTATCCCACTTGAGAAGGAGTTGAAAAAGACTCGGAACCTTTTTGTCGATGCCAAATCCATGGCCGACTTCGACAGCACGAAACCCGAACTTGTCCAATACGCTCTCAATGACGTAAAGATTACCTTCGACCTGTACTCCATCCTGGTCCTCAAGTATCTCCAGGCCAATCCGTCTCCCACAACTCTCTACGGTCATTTCGCACAAACAGCCTCCATCCTCCCCGTAATCAACAACTGGCCGGATTGGGTTGAGAATTGCGAAGAGGTGTGGAGGGAGTCGGTAAATAAGCAGGATAAGCTAATCAGCAATCTTGCGGAGCAGTTGCTTGAGGATTGGAGAAACGACGAAGTTGACATTGAGTCGGATCCTTGGTCGTCGCAGTTAGATTGGACGGCCAACTTCTCTCTCAAGAAGGACGGTACCCCCAAGTCTGTGTGGTACGGGATTCCTTTGTGGTATAGGAAGGCGGCCAAAAACAACAAGGAGACGGGGAGGATTGAGCTAGAGCCAATCACAACCAAAAGCCGCCTCTCCCATTTACTTCTCCGTTTGAAGTGGAAAGGGCAACCAATCCGATATACTGTGGATCGCGGTTGGGTTTACTGGAACGAGGAGAAGTCGGAGTTTGAAAGACTGCCTCACCCGAAGGGGGAAGGGGAGAATGTGGGTGGTGTGTTGTCTAATGACTATCTGTCAGATTTCGAATCCGGAACGTTGTCTAGCGATCTGCCAGAAGCCCAAGAACTCATCTCTCTCGCCATCAATGTCAGCTACTGGACTTCTGTCAGAAGTCGGGTACTTGAGCAACTACCTACGAAGGCGGAGGATTCTGATTTCAACATCATCATCCCTCAAACCGTCCCCCATAACACCGCTACAAACCGGGCGGGAGAGAGGTTGTGGTTGACGGTTCCTGATCCCAAGTTCAATAAGATTGGTACTGAAGTAAAGACCAGAGTCCAGATTCCCTCTCCCTTCACATTCGTGTCGTCTGACTTCGACGCGCAAGAGTCGGTTATCGCAACTATCTTTGCTGATAGTTACTACAAGATCTCTGGCAGCACCCAATTCGGTCATAGTGTACTGGCCGGATCTAAGGAGGATGGTACCGATAACCACAGCATGACCGCGAAGGCCATCAACATCTCCCGAGCCATTGCGAAGGGGTGTAACTACGGCATGTTGTACGGTGCGGGGGTGAAGACTCTTGCGTCAACGATCAGACAGGGCAATAAGGCGATCCCTACAACCGAAGCGGAGGTCATGGCGAAGAAGTTGATCTCGGTTAAGAAGGGACGGAAGGCTAGTAAGTTTTCAAACCTGTATGTGGGAGGTAGTGATTCTCACGCATACAATGAGATGGCGAGGATTGCGAATAGTGATGTTCCGGTCAATCCTTTGAGCGGGACTAAAATGTCAACCGCCTTCCGCCCCCAAGCGGTAGGAAAAGACTACTTCACCATGAGGAATAACTGGGTCATCCAATCCACAGGTAGCGCCATGCTGCATGCGTTCCTAACCGCGATGGAGTATCTGACCCAGACTTACGGGATCAAAGCCAGGTTCTGTATGTCCGTTCACGATAGCGTGTTGTTTATGTGTGAGGAGAAGGATGCTGAGACCGTTGCCGCCTTCTACCAAATCGCTCATGTGTGGAGCTGGGCGTGGTTGAGGCATAGGTACGGGATTGTCGAAATGCCTCAGGCTAATGCGTGGTTCAGCAGTATTGAGATTGACAAGGTTTTCCGTAAAAGCGCAACTGCTAGCACCAAGACGGTGTCTCAACCGGTCCAAGAGCCGGATGGTAAAGCGTACACAATCTCTTCCCTAATCCCTTCAATCAATTCCCTGAAATGAACAACAACTACACAGGTTACACAATCAACACGGGCGGGGGTAGTTCAGGTTATAGCCTGACCACATCTAATACTAGCATGTGGGAATATATTACTCCCCCTGAACCCTTTCCTACATCTATTTTTGATTCTACTAATTCTGAAGATCTTAATTTAATACAATATGTTATTCAAACTGCGGAAGTTCTGGAAGTGAATCCGGTAAAGGTTCTTTTATCTCATTACGAGATAACAGACCTCCCTGGATACCAAGTTGACAAATTTACTTGTTTGCAAGCGTTTTTAGTGCGTCATGGAATGCTTTCTCAGTGTGAATCTTTGATTTTTCTCAACTACCTTATAAAGACAATCCTAACATCCATGCAGATCCCCGATCCTGTGCTATGATGCAGTCTCGGTCCCCGCCTCAACATCAGCAAAGAGGGGGGGGGACTTCCCCTTCCTCCCCTCACCGCTTTTGTTGTTGTCCTTCGCAACTCCATCATGCTCAAAACTATCGCCCTCGCATCCCTCGCCACAGCTTTGCTCGGTCTCTTCCCCTCTCCCTCCCTCGCTGCCTGCGGAGAGGCCAGTCACTACGGCAAAGGCGACGGGTTCGGGGGCCGTAGAACCGCAAGCGGTTCATACATGGATCCCTACGGGATGACCACGGCTCATCCCAGTCTTCCCCACGGGTCCCTGCTCAAGGTTACAAACACTTCCAACGGTCGTTCCGTGCTCGTCACGGTCAACGATCGAGGCCCGTATTACGGGAGCAGAATCCTTGATCTCTCCTACGGGGCGTTTTCAAGGATTTCTAACCCCAGCAGAGGTACGGCCTACATTTGTTACCAAAAGATCGCTTGATCGGTTTGGAGGGGATTTCTCCCCTCCTTTTTTTTTTTATCAGAACTCACTATTCACAGAACCCAGGAGGTACTTCAGGGTGTTGCAATCGGACATGATGTCTTCAACAACATTGAGCACTCCGTATTCGTTCTCTTCATCCGCCTTCTTGTGAAGTTTATCCAGATCGCTGCAGAGATCATCCACAAGTGAACGAATCTCTTTCGCCAACTCTGAACAATTACTCCACTCGATTTCCGGCACATCGTTGAAGATCTTGGCGGGAATCTGGACACCTTTACCTCTAGCCTGTTCTGCCATTACGTCAATTTTTGCACTGGCGGTCTCATACACTCTCTCAAAGAGAATGTGGAATTGGTAAAAGTCGATCCCCTCGGAGTTCCAGTGGGCTAGTTGAGCAGCCCCTGCGAGGTTGTTTTGACAAGTGAGAACGTCAACGAATTCTTTTTCCATGGGAAGGGTGGGGGGAGAGTGAAGAGACGTCAGGGGGTTGACTTCTCATTATACACAGAATTTAGGTCGATTGAGAGGGGTTGATAAGAACTTGTCAGCGGGTTGGTGTTTGGTACGGTGCCGATTGAGTTTCTCCAAAGTCCGGATTCGATGTTGAGCTTAAACCAGGGGGGAATAGGTTCCCCGCTTGAAATCCCTTTCCTACTACATTTCCAGACATCCGTCAACGTACCGCTAATAACCTTTGTCTGATCGATAGTGCCATCGACTTTGACCGCAGTGAGGGGAGTGAAGGTATAATTAGCCGTTCCTTCACCCGTACACTCCACTTTCAGGTTGTCACCAATAGACCTAGCGCACCTAGAATCCTCTACTACAAACTTCTCCTCCTCGCTAGTCCCTACCTTCCTTCTCCAGACAGCTAAACCTGTCTGCCTACCCTCAGAACCCGGAGTAATCAGGCATTTACGTGTTGGTAAAAAGTCTCCAATGTTAACACCATCAAACGCAGCGCAGGGGGAAGAGTAAAATCTCCCATCCACGATAAGAACTTCGATGGAATAGGATTGCTCGTAAACAAACTGAGACGCCTCTTTTGTTACTTGAACGAATCTTTCGTTTGTTAGTTCAAACCCGGTCTGAAATTCTAATCCTGGTATCTCTGGAACCCACCCAGTAATGGAATCAGCCAGCAAATCAAGGATTGGTAAGCAGAATGAATGCCCCTCCCTCTGTGCTTGTTTCTGAACGAGAGTGAGGGTATAGTTCAACACCCTATTTCTCACTGTGGGGATGTATGCACCCTTGTTCGGGTTGTTCGTATTCCCACCTGTCCATGAGACAATGATCATGGCCTGTTCAGCTACCCTTCCGGACTGATCAAGCTCCTCAGCAAGCCTTAGGACAACCGCATTCTGCCCCAGAGTCTCATGGACCCTCTTGTGGAGCTGGTTTTCGATCTCCAGGAGCATGATGGGTTAGACTGATTTGGTTCCGAGAGAGCTTTCAACTAAGATGAACGACCTTGTAAGCGAGTTGAACGATCAAAGTTGGGAAATACGGTCGTTTGGAGGGGATAACTACAACGTCTTCAATGTCCTCAAGGGGGTTAGTAACTTAAGCGAGAAGGAGCGTGCCGAATTTGTAAAAGTCTTTAAGCAGAGGTACCTGAAGTCGAAGCTGATCTACAGTAAGAGTGAATCGGACCAAACCAGGAACTATTTGGTGTCTGGAATTATGTCGGATTACGAGAAAATGTTCTCCCCCCTCGGCAGTCCTATGAGTTTTATAAGGTGGAAATATGTTTATAAGCAAATCCTCTCCAACTACCCTGCTAGTTGTGTATAATGTTGAGAGCTACTCGGATCTTGCCCCCTCATGAACAAGGTAATCTGGAAAAACACCCTCGACAACCGCTTTCTCTGCTCCGTCACAGAGGAAACTGAGACCTGCGGTCGGTTGGAGATGGTGGATGTGGGGACGGGGGAGCTAGTTTATAAAAAGCTCGTCCCCCTCTCCAAGTATTTCAGAGAACAAGACGTCCTCTGGTGGGGTCAAGAATGTCTCAACTTCCTTAACAGCCATGAAGAGCATCAATCACCACTTCAAGAAGCTCATGAACCTAATGATCAAGGCTGAGTCAGTCACTACTCGGTCTGAAGCGCAAAAGGTTTTAAGAAAAACCCGCAAGCATCAAGAGAAACTGGAAAAGCTTAGGAGATTGTTGAGGCTGAATGATTCTGAGAAAGGGGGTAGTTGATCTTGTAAAGCATGTAGCGTCTACTTCCCTTTCAAGAAGAAAGGTGGGGTGTATTCTCCTCCGAAAGGGTAGAGTTGTTGTTACAGCTACAAACATGGAGGGGAAAACCCATCCCCTCCAAACCAGGCTTGCGAATTTGGTAGGACAACCTTACCGAATTTCGCTACATGCGGAACTCAGAGCGCTTATAAAAAACAAAAACTCTAGTTGTGACACACTAATTGTTGCCAGAGTTCACAAAAATGGGGGGTTTTTGTTGTCAAAACCTTGCCCTGTTTGTCAACTGGCAATCAGAGAAGCTGGTATAAAGAATGTGTATTACTCGACTGACAGTGGAGACTTGGAGCTATTAGAATTCCCCGCCTGAAACAAAGTCCAGTAGCTCCCATAGTCCGGTGGTGTAGTTGTAAGCTAGGAGGTCGCCGGGTTGTGGGGATCGGGTAAAGTTTACATCCGAGAGGTCTTTGAGTTTCCTGGTTACCTCCAGGTTCATAATGTACTGCCGGAGTTCACTAGCACTCTGCTTGTAGGGAGTTGAATCCGGAAACACTCCGACATAGTGCCGGGATAGCCCCAACATGCCATTAGCGTTATAACTGCACCCCGACCCGCTCACATTCGGGAGGATGGTAAGCATGCTTGAACCGCCAGGTTGACCAGGGTTCAGTGGGTCGTAGCCGTAAGTTTGATTTTCCATTTTTTAGAAGGAATCGGTTTCTTGTAGACCACCGTCGTAGGTAGTCATATCCCCGTCCGTATTCTCAACAACAAGAATGTCGCCTTCAACCGGAGTAGCAGCGTCTTGAGTGTCAGAGAATGAGGCGAGATCTCTGGTGGTTTCTAGCTGATCGAAGAGGGCATTAACC